CCCACAGGAGATTTACAGCCAGGCGCTGCGTAGTACGCTGAAGTCTGGTGGTCCGGTAGCATTGACCTTTACGCCAGAGAATGGCGTGACGGGCGTGGTGGGCATGTTTTTAAACGAGCGCAAGGCAGGTCAGTCGTTGATTCAGGCGACCTGGGATGATGCGCCCCACCTGAGCTTGGAGGTCCGCGAAGAGATTCTGGCAGCGTTGCCTCCGCATGAGCGGTTGATGCGTTCCAAGGGCATCCCGATGTTAGGGTCAGGGCAAGTGTTTCCGGTACCGGAAGACAACATCAGTTGCCCGGCCTTTCCGATTCCAGAGCATTGGGCTCGGATTGCGGGGATTGATTTTGGTTTTGACCACCCTACGGCCTGTGTCTGGCTGGCTCATGACCGGGACACCGACACGGTGTACTTGTATGACGCCTATCGGGAGAAGGGCTCTGGGATGTTGCAGCACGCCGAAGCGATCAAGCACAGAGGCCCCTGGATTCCGGTAGCCTGGCCGCATGACGGCAGTATCCACGACAAGGGTAGTGGCGAAGCCTTGGCAACACAGTACCGGCGGGCAGGGATTCGCTTTTTAGGAAGCCACTTCACGAACCCGGAAGGCGGGATTGCGGTCGAGCCGGGGATCATGGCGCTACTGACGCGGATGCAGACAGGGCGCTTCAAGGTCTTCAATCATCTCGACACCTGGTTTCAGGAATTCCGCATGTACCACCGGAAGGACGGCAAGATCGTGCGCAAGGTTGATGACTTGATGAGTGCTACCCGATATGCCGCACAGAGCCTCAGATACGCCATCACGAACAGTTTCCAGCCCAGACCTTCTGTAGCCGTGGGCAGTCTCTCAGACGGCACCTTCGACCCCTTTGACTTCTGGGTCAAACACCCCACCCCGGAAAGCTATGGCCCGCTCAATTGACTTCAACCCCAGAGCCACGCTAGGCCAGCGTCAGCGTGAGTTCCAGCAACTGCAGGAATCGGGACGCTCCGCACAGGAAGCGTATCAGAAACTCTACCCGGACTACCAGACCGCCTATGATCAGGCGGTGGCCTTTCAGGATACCGTACAAGCCGCCTATGACGCTTTTCAGGCGAACAAGACCCAGGCCAACCTCGACAGTTACAACGCCCTGAGCGCTCAGTACAGCCAGTTGCAGACCAACTACCGGCAGTATGAACCACAGCTTCAGGAGCTGCAGGCGACAATGGCGGGAGCCTCTACACGCTTGCAGGAAATTGAAGGCGAGTTACCGGAGCTGCAACGATCCCTACAGATTGACCGCGAAGCGCCGAAGCGTCAGGTCCGTGAGCGCAGTGGCACTTCCATCCTGACCCGTGGCACCAGGAGGGCAGGCTCGGTTCGATGATTGAAAAGTGTACCCTTGCCGATGTCGATGCTCTGATGGCGGATCTGCGCAACATGTACAGCGAGATGGCGCCCTTTGGCAAGATGGATGAGGCCAAGTGTGTGGCCTTTCTATCAGACAGTATTGAGCATCATGTGGTCCTGAAAGCGACCGACGGCCCCCACCTGTTGGGGCACATGGGCCTACGCGCAGAAAGCCACTGGTACACGAATGATGCGGCTCTCTACGAATACTACTGTTACGTCAACCCAGAACACCGCAAGACCCGCACCGCCTTTGAACTCTACAAAGTAGCGAAGTCGGTAGCACAGTCAGTGAAACTGCCGTTTTTCTATGGCACCTTCCGCAAGAGTGAAGCGGACTTTGAGCGTGTACACAAATTCTTACAGCGTCAGGGCGGCAAACAAATCGGCTCACAATTTTTTATAGGAGCAACGTAATGGCAGGAAAAAATTTTGGGTTACCAGAACCAAACCCAGTCCCAGAAAACGCAACGAAGCTAACGAGTCCTTTACTTTCAGAATCGGATGTCATCAAAGCCGCAATGTCAGGCAAGTCTCAAATAATCGGTGGCAGTGATCCTGGGTTTGTAGATACAGCAACAAGGCCAAAATCTTCTGGAGGTGGCGGACTGTTGGGAGACATTGGCAATGTGGTTAGTAACGCAGGAAGTGCAATCACTGAAGCAGTGAAGCCAGTAGCCACACCTGTGGTAGAAAAAGTGGTTACCCCTGCAGTCAAAGCAGTCGAAGAGGTAGCGAAACCCGTAGAGCAGGTAGCCCAGACAGCAGTCCAGGCAGTCACCCCTGTGGTTGAATCCGTAGTGGATGTTGCCAAGGTTCCTGTTCAGGCAGTAGAACAGATCACAAAGATTGACGCACCAAAGGTGGTGGAGTCGGTAGCGAAGGAAACGATACTAGCCCCAGTCAAGGCAGCCGAGACGGTAGTAAAGGCGGCAGAGCCGGTAGCACAGGCAGCGGCACAGGTAGTTCAGCAACCCGTCAAGGCGGTACAGGAGATTGCCAAGATTGATGTACCGAAGGTTGCAGAAACGGTAGTCAAGCAGGCTGCCCAGGTACCGATCAAGACCGTTGAAACTGCCGCACAGATTGGGCTTTCTGTAGCAAAGCCAGTCATGGATTTGACCAAGATCGACTACGCCCGTGACTTCAACGAGTTATTGGACAACGCCAATGAGCTTGTGGGCACAACGCTTTTGGAAACAGGTAAGGCGCTAGAAGGCATCCCTGCCACCCTTTCCGCGTTAAGCCCTTACGGTTCTGCAGGCAGCGGTAGTAGTGGTGGTGGTGGTGGTGGTGCGCAACTAGATGCCAACGCCCCCAATCTAGGCGATGACAAGGTCTACAGTGACATAGAAACGGGGACGGCCAAAGGTTCTCAGATGTCTGAAGAGGAGCGTCTACGCCGCATCCGCCGCCTGCTGACCAACCGCTATGGCCGTGAAAAGACCATTCTAGGCGGTGCAGGAGACACAACCAGCCGCCGCAGGTATGCCATATGAGCGAGTTAGCCAGCACTTTGGTGCAGGAATACGAAGCGCTCAAGGGAGAGCGCGGCAACTGGGAAAACATGTGGCAGGACATTGCCGAGTTGATGATCCCAAGGCGTGCTGATTTCACGAACCGCTACCGCGCACCGGGGGAGCAGCGGCGTGACCGGATCTACGAAAGTTCTGCCGTCCGGGCCTTGGTCCGCGCAGCCTCCGGGTTGCACAACACGCTGACCAGTTCTACCGTCCCCTGGTTTGCCCTGGAAACCGAAGACCGCGAGTTAATGAAAAACCGGCAGGTGCAGCTCTGGTTGGAAGACGCTACCCGCCGCTGCAACGGGATCTTCAATGCTCCCCGCAGTGGCTTTCACCAAAGCGCCCATGAGTTCTACCTGGACCTGTTGGCCTTTGGGACGGGCTGCATGTATGTGACGCAGGAACCGGGCATGGGGCCTGTGTTCAAGTCGTACTTTCTGGGCCACACCTACATCGCAGAAAACAAGACGGGCATGGTGGACAGCGTCTACCGGCGCTTCGATGACACCGCCAGAAGCCTCTACCGCCAGTTTGGCAACAAGCTCCCCGATGAGATCATCAAGGCTGCCGACAAGGAGCCGTTCCAGCGCTTTGAACTATTGCATGTGGTTCGCCCGCGTGTGAACGCACCGGGCAAGACATCCAAGCAGAAGCCTTTCCTGTCAATCTACATCCACCCGGAATCGCGCAAGGTGGTGCAGGAGGGCGGCTTTGATGAGATGCCCTACATTGTCAGTCGCTGGCAAAAGAATTCGATGGAAGTCTATGGGCGAGGCCCCGGCGTAGAAGCGCTGCCCGATGTGCGGATGATTAACGAGATGGAGCGCGTTGGTTTGATTGCCCTGCAGAAGGTAGTTGATCCACCGCTCTTAGTACCGGACGATGGCTTCCTGTCACCAATCAGAACTACCCCTGGTGGACTGAACTACTACCGCGCAGGCTTGGGACCACAGGACCGGATTGCGCCTTTGCAGACTGGCGGACGGGTAGACCTGAATGAAGCAAAGATTGGGCAGGTACGCGCAGCGATTGACCGCACCTTTTTTTTAGACTTGTTGGAGTTACCAGGCCCCACGGCAGCCGATGGGGATGTACTGCGCTTCAGCGCAACAGAGATTGCGGCACGACAACGTGACCGACTTTCAATTCTAGGCCCGATTGTGGCGCGTCAGGAAGCCGAAATGCTAGGCCCCTTGGTGATCCGCACCCTTAGTGTGATGCTGCGCTCTGGGATGCTCCCACCGCCACCACAGGTACTGCTCGATGCCGACTTCAAGGTGGCCTACAGCAACCCCGTGGCGATTGCGATGCGTTCAGGCGAACTGGCTTCCATCAGTCAGTTGATTCAGTTCCTGGTGCCCTTTGCGCAACTTGACCCCACGGTCATTCAGCGATTCCAGACAGGGCGGGTAGCGGAGTTGGCGGCAGAGATACTGAAGGTCAGCCCCAGCGTATTCAAGTCTGGCGAAGAGTTGGAAGCCGAACAACGTGCGGCAGCAGAGCAGCAGGCCCAACAGCAGGAACTGGTACAAGCCAACGCGATTGCCGAACAACAAAACCTCATCAGCCAGAGCCGCCGCAATGAGTCGGTGGCCTATCTGAACGAAGCACGGGCACAGCGACAATGAGACTGAGCGAAAAGGAAAAGCG